AAGACCTAGTAGAATATGCATACAATAAAGGATACAAATTTGGCTGCCAAGATGAACTAATGAAGCAGCACTGCAATCCTAAATGCTTATACTACAAAAGGAAAGATTACTTGGTTGATGTATTAACAGCACATGATATGCAAAAACAGCTAAATGAAAGACTGAATACTGACTTTACAGGCAGATCGTATAATTTCAGTAAAGCTATGGGCGAAGATGGAGATTGCGCTTTCTATCCAGGAGATCTTGTTACTATATTCGGTCCAACTGGATCGAGCAAGACTACTTTAGCTCATAATATAGCGTTGGGCTATGATCATAAAAACGATGTAATAGATACTAGTCTTCAAGTCCCAACTTTATATCTTTCATTGGAGCTATCAGCGTGGTATATGCACAGAAGATCGTTGCAGATACTGTCAGGAGCAACAAAAGCTGAGGTAAACGCTGACCATGAAAAGCTTTTCTCTAAACATAGAGACGAAGTGCAGCATATCAATGTTCAAACTGTATCACCTACCCTTGAACAAATACAATCTAAGATAACTGAGTTACAACCGTCAATGGTAATCGTTGATTATATAGACCTTGTTGAGACTCCACCTCACGTCAGAGGAGAGTATGAACAAATTAAATATATTTCACACGGCTTATCTAATATGGCAGTTAATAATGATATTGTTATTATTCAAATAAGTCAAGTTAGCAGGGAATACAGTAGGAATGAAGTGCTAGATCTATACGCGGGTAAAGGTAGTGGAGCTATAGAGAATGCATCAAGAAAGGTTATTGGATTAAATGGTCAGGCAGATTCATCATTTAAGACAGTAACTTTATTTAAAAACACAGATGGAGAATTATTCGAAACAAATCTTGAATGGACTCCATCATTTAGACTAAGGAGGACAAATGGAAAATGATGACGGTAATTTTGTAGCTTACAAAGTAAAACAAGCAACTTTAGTCCCAGACAAATATGGCAAGCATATAAAAATCAAAATGTTATCAGCATATGATAAACATGGAAAATGGCTTAAACATATTAAACTGGATGAAGATGCTTTGCTCACTCTTGAAGGCTCATGGATTATTCCTGAACAACCAAAAAGGAGTGAAGATGTCTAACAACCTAACTACTAGAGATCTTGTAGGAGCTCTAATTGATCTTGAATTAGAGAGAGATCTTTATTCAAACGATGAAGAAAGCCTTAAAAAGGTAAACGAAGCTATTATTAGTGTTAAGTCCCAGATAAAAAGAAAGACCTCTGGGATTGATCATATGATAGTAGAGATGAATAAAAAAGCCGATATCATTGATGCAGAGATAAAGACATACAATGATGAAATTAAAAGGCTGAAGAATAGAAAGAAAGCAATACAGAAAACAGAAACCTATTTTAACAAAGAGCTGCTACCTATGATTATAGAAACAGCTGGAGAAAATGGCGTATTCCAAACAACTACAACCCGATACAAGATGTATGAAACTTGGGGACCTGTAGAAATTATCGATGAAGATGCTATAAGCGATTCATATAAGAGGTTTAAAGTAGAAATCGATAAAAAGAAAGCAAGGAAAGACGCTATTGATGCAGCAGAAACTGGAACAGGTATAGCTGGATTTAAAATAGAAAAAACAAAAACAATCAGGAGGTCGTAATGGGGCTAGTTGATTTTAGCTGGAGCGAGAATAGTGTTATGATAACATTGCTATGGATATTCTCTATTGCAGCAGTGTATGTGCACTGTGAAAGAGAATCTTCTATATGCTTGAGTATCAAAATATGGAAATTTAGCACTATGGTTACATTGGCGATATTCCCTGGTGGGTAAAGTTATAAAAAGACGAGGAAGGGTAGCTTATTGGGAGATTAAGTTTAAAAAGATCCTTCAAAAGCATCATGGAAACTTTGCTAAAAAGATTTTCCATAGACTTATGAAAAAATCAGCTACTCTTAAGTCGTCTTTAAAACAAAGGAGCAAAGAATATGAAGTCGATTGTACGATCACTTTGGACGAAATTCGAGATCTTTTTATTCGATCTTACGGGAAAGAGTGTGTGTTCTGCACTGATATCCTTTTGGTATCTAATATTGTTTGTGATCATAGGTACCCTATTAGCTTGGGTGGTAGCTCTACTGTATCTAACCTAAGCATAATATGCAGAAGATGCAATACCAGGAAAGGTCATTTAACTGAAAACGAATATAAGTCTTTATTAAAATACTTAAGCAAAAAGAGTAAAAATATGAAGGCTTATGTCTTAAGGAAATTAGCAAAAGGAGATAATTTCGAATGAAAGTTAATATGGTAAACATGGTTAAAGGCTTCATATTAGCCAAACCAACACTTGCAGATAATGATGTTGATTTAATTTATGCTATCTGGTCATACCAAATGGGAAGGTTAAAGCCTTCAAAAAATATAAAAAAGATGACAGCTAGAGAATTAATGCAACTATGGAAGGATGATATGATCACCACTCCAGCCTATATCTCAAGAGCAAGAAGAAAATGTCAAGAACACTATCCAGAAACTAGAGGGGAGAAGTATGTCAAGAGAAAACAGCACCAAAAAGACGTTAAGCAAAATGTCAAGGCAGCAGCTCGTGAAGCAAATAGAACACTATCAGAGAGATCTTCAAGATAAACATGCAACGAATCTAAAGTATTTTCAAGCATACAATATACTTATGGATTATTTCGATAGTATTCCAGACTCAGTTAAGAAGATAGTTGACAAAAAACTTAAGGCCTTAGGGCTTTAAATCATAGCACATAGTAACTGCGGGATTTAATAAACGGAGCTTTATTAAGTACAACATATACGCAGCAAGGGAATTGAGTGGCTGGAAGTTGCACTAGGTTTCGGTTGAGACAGCATAAAAACTCCACGCTATGATAAAACAAAAAAAGTAAGTAAATTAAAAATATATTAAAAAAGGAGATAGACGAAATATGGGTTACACAAAACTAGGAAAATCAACTTTATTTAAAAACAAAGACGCAACAGAAGAAAACAAACAACCTCACTTTAGAGGCGATGTAACAGTTGACCACGACATACCAAAAGGAGCTAAAATTGGACTTGCTGGTTGGCTAAACGAAAGAGGACCGAACAAAAGTTTGTTTTTTGCAATCAGTTGTAAAGACGAAGAATTACAAGCTAAACCAGTAGAAATGAACTTTGATGACCTGAAAGACGTAATGGAAAAAGGCTCAGAAGGTAAGAGTCTAGACAGAGCGGTTCAGGAAGTACAAAACAAAAAAGACAAATTACCATTTTAAATAAAGGAGTATCTCATGGCAAACCTAGTAAACTTAAGTAGTGACGACACAAGAAGAAGAAAAATAGTTCCACAGAAACAACAGGTATATATAGATACATATGACGGACTACCAACACATCAAAGAGTTAAGCAAGTTGCTCTAAATTCATCCGATCAGGGTAGATGCTGGTGGATACATGACTTTCTTTTTCACAATGACGGAGGAGTTAAATGAATCTGAAAATGCACAACGAACTGTTAGTAGACATATGGGATAAAGTTAAGTCTATAAGAACAGAGGGACAAAAAGAGTACGCGCACGACAAAGATAATGTCTTTGCAAACTTTCAAAGGATAGCTATGCTTCAAGAATTAGATAAAAAGCAAATCTTGATGACCTATCTTTTAAAGCATATTGACGGTATTATGTCTTTTATTAAAGGGCATAAATCACAACGTGAAGACGTTAGAGGTCGAATAGTCGATGTTATAGTATATTTGACTCTTCTTTGGGGAATGGTAGACGAGGAAGAGGATTTGTACAGGAACGGTTATTTAAAACCAGTGAGGAAAAAAGATGAAGGACAAAAGGACTTTAAAATCGGCGATAGAATACATTGAGGATACTGTAAGATCTTTCGCATCAATTGACGAAATAGCTTGGAGATTTCTACTCGGTAATCGTATATTAGAGAGTATAGAGGAACTAGAAGGATTACCTGAAAAAGGAACTGACATTCAAGTCAAAGCTATAAGCGAGGAAACTTGCATATTACAATTGGGCGACTACGAGATCACTGCGGCATTCAAGCCTAATAGTGGGGATAAAAGCCCTGAAAGTCAGCTGAACTCAGATTAAGTAGAGACCTGAGCTATTAGATATTAATGGAGTGAAGGGGGATTTATTCCTCCTTCATTTCATATTTATTTTTTTTTACTTTCCGAACCCTGTAATTGACGTAAAGGTTCAAGCAATTCTTTATTGAAAACTTCGAATTTAACATAAAGTTCTTCCATTTGCTTCTGCATTATCATAGAAGCGCCTTCTAGCATTCTTAATCTATGTTTAACTGATACTTTAGGTTCTCCAATTTTACGTTTCATCTTTCTCCCTGTATTTGGTTGCTTCTCTTGCAAACTGCATATATGGTATACCAGTTCCCTTTTCAATGGCTCTCATAGGATTCTCAATTACACCTTTAATATCTCTAGCCATTCTTCCAAATGGGAACATAGTCCACATATGATAGTCTGCCACCCTACTAAAATCATTATTAACAATAGCATTAAACGTTGCAGGAACCATCCTTAATCCAGGAGGAGTTACTACTTGCAACGGAGCAACAGCTGTAGGCCAAGCTCCAAAGAATGCTCTATCTCTCTCATTTTCATCTCCAAATATCCAATCAGCTGTATCTTGAAACCAAGAATAAGGTTGAGGCATAGCGGATTCAAATATAGAATAGGCAAATACATTCCCAAGACCAAAGACGAACATATCAGATAAGTATTGACGTTTAAATCTGTCAAATTCTCTAGTTCCAGGTCTAAATCCATACAGCTTAGCTTCTTTCATAACTTCTTTTCTAAATCTAACGGCATTCCAAGCCCAAGTTTGGAAACGAGTCATAACTTTACCAAGAGCTGTAGTTGAGAATGCAGGCCTATATGGCGCAGAATACAAAAACTGTGTAGCTTTAACCCCCTTTTTAGCCATTTCTATTAATAAAGGATGATTTAGCTCCATATTCTGATGCCCAAATAACTCCCTAGCATGCAGGTAATGAGAGATAAACGCATCCCTCCTTAACATTCTTTCAGGCTCTCTCATAAACCAAGCAGCCTTATGAAATAAACCTTCAGTTATTTTATGCTTTTTAGCTAAAGTTAAAAGAGTGTCGTCTTTAACCATAGGATCTTTATCTAAAAGCTTTTTAGCATCATCAAGGAAGCCTTTCCATTTAGTCCCTTTTAGCATAGGATTAAGACCTGTTTCGTACATAATAAAGTCAGGAATAACACCGTGACCTATTACCCATTTATCAAGATCCTTTTTACTTGTCCATTTAGATACCTCTTTATCGCCAATGACACTTTTAATATATTCGACATTCCTTGAGTCTCTCCAAGTTCGCCAACCAACGGATTGTATAGTATGCAGTGTACCTCCAAATATATTAGCAACTGCTGACTTAGGGTGCGCAAGTAGAGTAGCCATTTGATATTTAGCTTCTAAATTACTCCAATGCCTCAAGTCCATCTCATCTATACCCCTTAACTCTTCAGGTAATCTAGTATCTTCTTTTATCCCAAACTTCTTTTTAGCTTTATTTATTACATCTTTTACGTGATTATCAGCAAACCAAGAATATGGAGTACCCTTAACCTTCATCAATTGAGCATCAGGTCCTTCCATCCAACTATCTGGTATAATAGACGGATGACCAAGAGATCTGGATATATAG